TTTCAATTACTTCTTTAGAATCCTTTTTATTCTTAAAATACGGATGGTTGGCAGGAAATACAATACCATCTTTGGCATTGTTGGCTCTAAACATTGGTAGCAACACAGGTGGCTTTTTAGGTGCATCTTTTTTATCTGCTTCTACTTGCTCTACATCGCATCGGCAGTTCCAATCATTTGGCGGATAATAGGTATCCCAAAAAACATCGTCTATTGGTAAGGTAACACCATCTAATATTTTGTGTTTCTCTCTTACTCGTCCATCACGCACAGTTACATATCGTAACATTGGAAAAATATCAGCTTCAGCTTTAAATTTTTCCCACTTGGCAATTAAGGTACTACTACTCACAGCATGGTTGTATTCGGCTTGTAGATAGGTTTGGTTGTAGGTTTTATCTATTTTCAGCACATCTTGCAGAAACTCATTAAATGAACGAATATTACCTTGCGAATCAGTCAGTAGTGTACTCATTTCTCTGAGTTGCTGATAATTTTTAAAACCAGAAAACACAAAAACATTTTCACGGAGTTTATTCAGTATAGTGTATTGGTTGATGTCGTTTTTCAATGGCACAGCATCAAAACCAGTACGCACGGCTTTAAATATTTCTAAAGCATGTTCACGTATCATCTGTGGCGATACTTGTCCTGGTATCATCGTGCCATCGTGCAACTGCTTGGCTACATTTTTTAATATTTTATCCCACTTTTTATTACTTTTCATGTTCGCAACAAGTATCGTTCAAATAGAGTTTATTTATGGTAGTATGCATATTGAGGAGCTTTTGATAATCAGAACTTCCTAAATTTTCTGTTTCCTCTTCAGTATTTTCCTTTTTTTCCTGTTTAGGTTCAGTAGGATTTTTTTTGCTCAAAATCGGCACTGAATATTTGTCAATAAAATATTGCGGGTCAATATCAAATTCTTGCATTAAGCCACTATCAATCGTCCAATCCAACTGTGTAATTTCCTGTTTGATAACAAATTCAAAATAAGAGTTCTCTAATTGATAGCCATGTTTTATAAGTAAAGGAATCAACTTATCATTTACCACATGCTCTATAAATAGAATATCAGACTTATGAATGACATCGGCAATACGCTCGTGTACTTCGCCTTGAGCTCGTGTGCCACTTTTGCCTACATCAGCAGTTAGTGTTTGTCCCAGCACCAATTTAGAAATTTCAGAATTACATCTATCTACCAATTTATCATACACATTAAATGCATCGCCTTTGGTAGATTCTATAAATTCTACAGTTTCTCCAGTTTGTAGTACTGCATAAGCCGCACTGCCCATTTGTTGCAACTGTTGTTCTATTCTGTCCAAATCTTCATTGCTACGTGTATTGGTTTTTCCAACTCGAAGTGGCATTCCGAATATCTCGGTGTATTCACTCCAGCACATCATGGCATTTTTTTTCCAAAGAACATTGGGTGCAGCTTTTGCCAACATACCCAAATCTTTGTCTTCGCCTACTTCAATCAACCAATCCATGAGTGGCGTATTTCTGTATGGAATACCTTTAGTATCGTTTTGCTGAATGAGAAAATCGCCGTATTCTGGTCGCACGTGTCTGCGTGGCACGATATCAATTTTACTTACTTCCGTATCGTTAAATTCAGAAAACTGAATAAGCGAATGTCCATAAAATAAAGAATCCAACACATACCCAATAAACTGATAAAACCATTGCCTTTCTAATAATTCAGTTTTGTCGTCTAATGGCTTTTTGCTTTTATTATCAGCAATTTTAAAATCCAATCCCAATATTTTTAGCTTACGAGTTTGTATTTGAGATGCTAAATGAGCATCTAACACTAAGTCGTCATATAAATTATAGACCAACCATCGGCGTGGATTTTCTACATTTTCTGCCATAATAAGTGCCTTACGCCAATCTGCAACATCTTTTCTAATTCTATAATTAGATTGCTCCACAATGCGTGTAATCACACTTTCGCTTTGTGCTTTATTTCTTAAATAGCCATGATGTAAAATTGGGCTATTATTTTGCTTTTTTTCTTTAGATTGTTGTCTTTGTTTAGCCATTGGTATTTTATTTAAAATTTTGCCACTTAAACGCTATTTGAACAGATAGGAATTAGAATTGATGATTAAACTTTGTATTACTACCCCATCTATTACCCAAACCAGCTAATGAAGTTTCTGAATTGTCAATTTTTGGCAAGTCTGGATTTAGCTCACCACGAGCTACCTTAATGAGCCAACTGATAGCTACATCATATCTATCTTTGCGTATGTCTGGTATGAATTTAGGATTGATACGAGCATGAATATGATACAGTACAATATCTATCATATACATCAATATGAGTGGATTTCTATTGTTGGCTGTTTTGTTGAATATATTGGCTACATCATACCTTTGGTTTAAGTAGCTTTCTATTTCAGATTGAGCCATTTGTTCTACTTCCAGTACTATGGTTTTATCGTTGTCCATTACAGCTTGTAATACATCATCTTTAATGAGTGTTTTATAATCTTCAAAATTTAGAAAAGGCATATTATTTTATTTAAGGTTAGCGTACTCTTTTTTTGCATCAAACGAAGGACAGGCTTTATTTACCTTTGGAAAGTTTCGGTGTCCTTGTATTGTAGCACTTGGAAATAGTTTTTTTAATCTTGTTAAGCAAGTGATTAAAGATTCTTTTTGTGCTTCAGTTCTGGTATCTTTTGGCAGTCCGTGTGTATCTACACCACCAATATAACAGACATTAATTATTTGGCTATTGTATCCAGCCACACCATTGCTAGATGTAGCTATGTCTAATAGTTGAATAACTTCGCCATCTGCTTTGATAATAAAGTGATAGCCTGGCACCTTCCATTTAAGTTGTTCACGCCAATAGCGTTGTATAGCTTCTATGGTGGCTGTTGGTTGTGTGGCAGTACAATGCACTACGATATAATTTATTTTTCTCATATTAATAAGATTTTGATTTTCGTTGTCCAATTCTTGTTTTGCTTTTAGAGATTCTTTGACTTTGCTGTAGAATAAAAATAGCACCTTCGTCGGCATCCATTGAGTCGTCTGGAGTATTAGAACCTTGTTCAAAGGCTATTAAATGTTCAATCGCACGTTTCATGTCTGGATTTTCTCTTTCATCTTCATTATAAATAATGTGTCCACGCTCATAGAGTGGAGATGTGGCTTCTATACGTGAGTATTTATCTGGCTTACTTCTGTAATCTGGACGAATAGGCAATTGAAACTTTCTTAGTTCTCCTTCTTCAACAAAATCGTCCAGCATTAAATCTTGCAAAAAATTAGCCTCCATATAATAATCACAAATCACATCAGAAGGCAAACTTTGATGTAAATCATAGAATGCTTTTACCATTGTGGAAATAGAACATTTACGATTAAATGCTTTGATTAGATATAATTTAGTGTTAATTTTGCCCCAAAACTTGATGGCTTTGTGGTCAGATGTTTTAGTGTTTTTATAACTTGGATCGCAATAAGCTATCAAGTGGTCAAAATCTTGTAATTTAGGTATCTTCTTCCAGTCTATCCATTCTTTTTTAAACACCTTGCCTTCTGTAATTGCTCTGTTCCTGTACTCACGATACCATGAGCGAAGCGGTGTACTGTTTTGTTTGTTTGCCCAATGTTCTCTATTATATTTTTGCCACCAAGTTGGCGTGCAATTATCATCACAGGCATCTATCCGCAACCAAAACCAATCGCCGTTTTGATTAGCAGAATATGCATCTTCTCCTATATTATCAAATTCTTTTGATACCTCAATATTACACGATTTTAAAAGTGATTTTAGCTTTTTAGTGTTTAATTTATCTTTCTCTACAAAGCGTTCTTCAACACTTTTGGCTAAAATTGATGTATCCGAAAATCTATTATTAACCAATAAGAAACGTTCAAAGCCACCATCAAAACAGCCCATCACATCTTCGTTGATAAAATCTACAGCTTCAGCTACACGCTTTGGATTCTTGCACAATTCTTTTGTATCCAAATCATCACAAACAATATAGTCTGGTCTAAATTCATCACTACGCGTACCACGTGGCGATTGCCCAAGTCCAATGCCTACAAATGAGATTCCATTTTGAGTTACAAACTCTCCTTTTTCCCAACTACCCTGCCTTACTTGTTCGCCAAAATCATTTTTAAAGCGTTGGTTGCTTCGCAGTTGTGCTTGTATTGATGCTAATAGTTTATTGGCTTTGTCTTCATTTTGTCCTACCAAAAGCATAGATTTCATTTCATCATTAATCATCAACCATAATGGATAACCAAGCGTAGCATGAACCGACTTTGCCGAACCTCTGAACCATTCTAAAATACCTTTGAATAGTGTATTGTTAATCAATAAATAAGCAATCAACACATGAAACCAAGCACATTCCGTTTTTACAAATTGCTTAGTATTTTTATCTCTAATACGTGCATAATTTTGTAAGTAATATTCAAAAAAATATTGATAATCTTTTTTAGCACGTTTTATTCTATTTTGTTTGTCCGCTTCACTCTCGTTAATGTCAATAGGCGTTGCAGCTTCTACCTCACGGCAATGCTCTAAAAAATCTTTCCATGTCCATTTTTTGTTATTAGTTTTCATTGCCTAATTTTTGTAAAATGAATTGCTTTTGATAAGGAAGTATAGCTTTAGCAAGTTCCAAATCCATTGTTTTTAAATAGTTGTTGAACTGAACTAATACATTCATTATAATTGATGGGTCAGTACGTTTGTCTATCTTTTGAATAGAAGATGCCAACTTATTTAAAGCGTCACATTCTTTAGAATTTAGCGGACGATTTTCATTTTTAGCAGAATTAACTATCAATTCTGATTGCTCATAAAATTGCTTGATAAGATTTTCTGGACTTAATGTTTTGACTTGTTTTTTCAAATCCCAATTGTCTTCGTCTTTCCAACGTCCTATGGTGTGTTCGCCTATATCTAATTCTAATGCAATTTCCTTTTGTAGCATTCCAGCTTCTACATAAAGAAGTTCAGCCAGTTCTCTTTTAGGATTGCGTTTGTAGCTTCTTTTATTAGTTTCTTTTTGCTTTGCCATTGTACTGCAAAACTGATACTATTATAAATTATTTAAAAAACTTCCTGCAATCATTGCGTCAAAAAAGGGTAATCATTGCGTCAAAATAGGGTAATAAAGAAAAACCAATTTGCAAGACATATTTTATCTATTCATTTTTGCCATACGATTTAAAGCAAATGGCAAAAACATTTATATTATCAGACGAGTCAGTGAATAGTTATGGTTTTAGAATCTTAACAGCTGGAATCAATTTACAGCAGTTTAAGAAGAACCCAGTCATGTTATTTAATCACAGAAGTTGGGGCGAAAACTATTCGGGACCAATTGGCAAGTGGGAAAATATCCGTGTAGAAGATAATAAACTAATGGCTGATGCCATTTTCGATGAAAATGACGAATTGGCTCAAAAAATCAAACTCAAAGTTGAAGGTGGTTTTATAAAAGGTGCTTCTATTGGTTTTTCAACCATAGAAACCAGCGTAGAAACATCTGTAATTACAAAAGGACAAACACGCCCAACTGTAACAAAGGCATTAGTTTATGAAGCATCTATTGTTGATTTACCAGGCAACATGAGTGCATTAGCACTTTATGACCAATCTGGAAACAGAATAGAACTGAATAAAAACAACAATATTGAGCAACTCAATAATTTTTTACCATTACTTAATCAAAATTCAAATACAATGAATCAATTAAAATTAGCAACAGCTACATTGGCAATATTAGCATTAGATGTAAATGCCAGCGAACAAGATGTTGATACTGCGGTTAAAAAACTCGCAGACGACAAAAAAGCATTAGAAGATAAACTAAGTGCTATCCATAAAAAAAATGCTGAAACTTTGGTAGAAAATAGCATCAAAGACAAAAAAATCAAAGAAGCTGACAAAGACAAGTTTATTCAATTGGCTATGCAAGACTTTGATTTAGCAAACAGCACTTTAGGTGCTATTGCTCCTGTGCAGCTGCCTAATCAACAATTGCATCTACAAACTAATCACACTAACCAAACTGAAAGAGAAGATTGGACACTCAAAGATTGGATGCAAAAAGATGCCGAAGGACTTAGAAAAATGAAAACTGAGAATCCAGAAGCATACAAACAATTAGGTTTGAAAGCGATGTCTCAAGCATCAACACAACAATATTCTTAAATTATAAATTTTTAATCACAATGAAAAATATCAAATTTTTATCCGCTTTACTTTTTGCAATTAATATCATTGCAAACAACCTTGTAGCCATCGCATTTAACACAGTATTTGCTTTGTTTTTTGCTTTTGTGTTACAAATCAATCCAATGCCAGTAGTTTTAGTATGGAATATTTTGGCTTTACGTTTTGGTAATCCTGTTTTGCACCAAGGCAATATTTTACGTGCTGGCGTGCAGAAGGAAATTTGGCTACCACTAATTATGGAAAATTTTTATCCTTTAGCTTCTTGGTTGGCAAAGGCAGTAAGTATGGACGCATTAGTAGACAACAATAAAATAAATCTAGCAGATGCTGGTGTTTTGCCTAATGTGTTAATTAACAATAATACTTATCCAGTTGCAATGGCACAAAGGACAGATAATCCTTTAGAAATTCCATTAGACACCTTAGATACCGAAAATACTATAGTGCGTAATGTAGAAGCTATGGAAGCCGCTTATGATAAAATGCAGTCAGTCATTAGAGGACATAAAGATGCTTTAAGATTGATGTCTTACAAGCGTGCGGCTCATGCTTATGCACCAGCATCAGATACTGCATCAACACCAGTATTGGTTGCTACAGGACCAGATGATGGAACTGGTAGAAAAAGATTATTGCTTGAAGACTTAGCTAAAGCCCAAACAAGAATTGAAGAGATTGACGGCATAGATCCAGATGTGCAAAAAACATTAGTGCTATGCTCTAAACATAAAGAAGATTTGATTCTTCAAGACAAAGATTTGTTTAAAGCATTTGCTAATATCCAAACTGGTAGAGTTTTAAACTTGTTCAATTTTGATGTTCACATTTTTAATACTCAAGCAGTGTACAATACTACAACAGGCTCTAAAAAAGCATTTGGTTCAGCTGTTGCTGGAACAGATAGTTTGGCTACTTCAATGTTCTTTGTAAATTCTGAAGTAATGCGAGCTGATGGAACCATGGATATGTTTGTGGAATACAAAACAACAGCACAACGTGGCGATATTGTAGGCTTCCAAAAAAGATTCATTGCTTTACCAATGAGAAACAAAGGTATTGGTGCTATTTATTCAACTGCTGTTTAATAATTATTAATTAAGTAGCGTGAATCAAAATCACGCTACTATAATATAGTAAAGAATGGAACCAACACAATTCATAGATATTGCAAACAACGTAAGCTCAGTTTTACTCTTAATTATTGCTGTTTGGTGGTTTAATAAAAAACTGGAAAAAGCATAGA